CAATACCGGTGAGCGCGAAGCCTTTGCTCAGCGCCGCCGACCCGCCCTTTCCGAGTCCCGCCAGCCCCGCGCCCGTCACACGCGCCATGCGGCGGGCGGATGCGTTCACCAGTTCGGTGGCCCCGGCCATGGCGCGCCTAAGCGCGGTGATGTCGGCTCCAAGGGTGACTGTCAGGGCGCTCATGCGCCGGGCGCGGAGTCAACTGACAGATGATGATCAGCAATGGCAGGACTGAATCAACGGAACAATCATTGCTAACCCTTGGAAAAATGCAGCTACAGCGGCAGAAAATGCAGCGCGTTTACTCCACAGTGCCTGTTCGGTTGCCGTCGCAATAAAATCACTTGTTCCGACTTGTATTGAAGCATCCTGCCAACCATCGGCATTTGGCGTGTCGTCGTGTGGCACCTGAACCGTTGCTGAGCGATACCAAAGAAATGCTGCAATCAAGGCGAAAATAGCTGAAGCAAAGTTACAAAATGTAGTCATGTCCCCAGAAATGATTCTTTGAACTCTAACGCAATCTTCTTTTTCTTGGATTGCATCCAATCAACCCGCAACGCCTCCAACTGCCCCCGCAGCGTGCTTTGTCCGGTGCCAATGGTGCTCCAATGCGTCCGCACCCCGTTCCGCCGTAATAGACAATGCTGGTATTGCGCCAGCCTCGCCAGTGGCATGAAGAGGATGCGTTCCTCGGGCCAGCCGGTTTCGGCAGCGACGGCGAACACCTGGGCGGCTAGGAAACCGGGTTCGTCGCAGGGAGGGGCTTTTTTCCGCCGATGTCTCCCTTGGTTTCGACCTGCGCAGCCTCCAGTTCGCGGCTCTGTTCTTCGAGGCGTTTGAAGGCGGTCTGGAAGTCGGCCGGTGTTAGGCCGCCGCAGAAGATCAGGGCCGACTCGCGGAACCGCTGGTCGTCGAAGGACGCCCGCACCACGTCCGGCCACGGGGCGCAGTGGGTGAAAACGAAGCCTATGATGGCCGACGTGAACTCGGGCGTGCCGTCCGTGGGCATTTCGCCTTTCACCAGCGGGTTGCCGGTTCTGAGAAGCACGTCGTAACTGGCCAGCGAGAGCGGGCGCATGGCGTAGCCTCCGACCACGGTTTCGACGTCCTGGAAGGCGGTAGATAGAAGGCGTTGGCGGTCGTTGTCGTCCATGGGATCTCAGAGGTAGCGGAGGAACAAGTCCTCGGTTTGGGGAGAGGCGTCGAGCGGCAGGAAAGCGAATTTCCCGCGACGGCTGATGCAGGCGAGCGGCACGTCCTGTTTGATCTTGGTCACCAGCGATTCACGGTTCACCAACGCCGCCTTGATGTAGGCGAACGGATGCTCGGGGTTGGCGATGTGCCACCCGTTGTCCGACCATGCCGAGATGAGTTCACTGGTCAGGTATTTCCCGCAACGGCTTTGCGGCTCGAAAAACCAGATGACCCGCTCGCCGCGGATGCCGTCGCCGACGACTCGGACGAAGGGTTTTTCGGCAAGGGGAATGCCGACTGCTGACAGTGCGGCGGCGAGGGCCGTGTTGCTGGTGGCGGTGGATGACAGATGGGTGATGGTGTTCATGTCTTGATCTGGGATAGGTTTGATAGATTGTTACGGGCCAGTGGCAATGAAGGGATAGTGGGTGGCGGTGATGTCGATCTTCTCGAAGTCCTCATTGTTGAGGCTGCGGCTGATCTGCGTGATGATGGTGGTGCCGCCGGTGGGCGTGAGGTGGGCCGGGATCGCATTGGCCAGAACGAGGGCCGCGCCGATCTTGCCGTTGAACGCCGAGGTTTTGGGGACCAGACCGGACAGCTTCACCTCGACCTTGGATTGATAGAAAGCGATGCCTTGAATCTCTCCGCTCGTGTTGAGGACCGTTTTCTCCTGCGTGGAGTAGTCGTATGACGCGTCATACAGGATCAATCCCGATTGATCGTTCGGGATGCCCCAGTTGCCGGTTGTGCCAAGGGTCGTAGCAGCCATTTGTCCGGGGTGCGGTGTCAACCGGGTCAGACCGCCGAAACCACCGCCTCATAGCTGAGAACCGATTCCCGGCCCCGCGCCTCGTCCGGAGTGGTCACGCTCTCACGCGCTATCAGGTCATGCAGGACGAAGGTGCCCGAATCAAACGCGGACTGGATCGCCGCCTTGCCGCCGAGCAATGCAACCAGCATGCCCGCCCACAACGCGTGGGTTTCAGCGGGCGTGTCGTCCACCTGGGAGAACAAATGCACGTCGAGCTTCAGTCGGGCGGTGTGCGGCAAGCCCGGAACTAGCTTGGATTCCATGGTGTTGAGAACCACGCATGGACGAGTGCGGACTTCATCGCGTCGGGCGACGTGGACCGGCATGGCTGCCGCATCGGGGAATTCATCCGGCCTGTTGGAGTCAATCCATTCGGCCAGGAGCGAGGTGAGGCGATCTTCGATTAGATTTGGCATCTTGCCTGGTGGATGCGCGTCAACCGGTTCGCCGCAGGGAACGGTTCACCTTGTCATTGATCACCCGCAGAGAAGTTGCCAGTGCCTTGCGCAAGCGCCCTGCCGCCACTTGGAGCGCGAGTTCGATGCCGGTGTGGGTCGTGACCTGTTCGATGTAGTCCAGCTTGTTGACGAGCGTGACGGCGGGTTTGTCGCCGGTTTTCACTGTGGCCGTGCCCGGTGCCTGTTTGTGACGGGTCGCCCATTGCACGGCGCCGCGCACCCGCCCACCGATGGCCTTGGCAGCGTTGATCCACGAGCCTTTGGCGAACCCCACACGCTTTTGGATTTTGGCGATGTAGGTGTTGAGCGCCTTCGGACTGGTGACGATCTGGGCCGGTGTCTTGCGTTTCACGTTGGCGTTCGTCCCCGTCCGGCTTTGTTGGTGGAGCTTCGGGTCGAGTCGGCCTACCGGCAGATCCTTCCACGGTGAATTCGATGACTGGAGTGTCTTTTCCGCCCGGGAGAACCGCCGGTTCTTGATGTCCGCCCAGAATCTATCAGCAGCGGCGGGATCTCCGGGCTTGGTTTTCTCGAACGCATCGGATGGCAAGGCGAACACCTTGATGATGTCGCCGGCCACGGCCTTTTCGCCGCGCTTCTTCGCCTTCTCCGAAAACCCGAACGGTCGCGTGTTGCGTGCCAGTTCAACCGCCATGCCACGCGCTTCCTGCTTCACCAGTGACTCCAGCGTGCGGCCCACTTTCTCAGGATAGCGGTGGAGCAGGCGTGCAACGTCGCTGCCGCCATTGAGCTTCGCCGTGAACTTGATGCCGTCACTCATCGGTGCTGGATAGGCTGAGTGTTAGAAGTGGGGAGCGTGAATGGCCGGATACCTGAGAGATGCGGTATTCCGTGCCGTCCACCTCGATGCGCTCGCCGAACTTCGGCAGGGTGTCGGGAAACGCCGCCTTGGGCACCCGCAGGCTGAGGTCGGGCGTTTCCACAAAGCCACCCATGTCGATCTGCTGTTTGGTATTCACCCGGCTGACGAGAACGATCAGGGCAATGCCCTTCCACCGCGCTTTCACCCCGTGTTCATCGAGCAACTGGCGAAGGTCTGATAGAATTTCCGATTCAAGTCCCATGCCGGTGTGGTGTTGTCAAAATGAAGCACCCCCTCCGATTGCCCGGAGAGGGTGCCCACGAACCCCGCTATGCCAATGCAGGAAATGTTAGGAATACTCGCCAGCCACCAGGTTGATGCGGCAGGCAGTGGTGCCGTCGAGTTCGATCAGGGCCGGACCTTCCAGCACCACGAACACGGTGGGCGCATTGGCTTCCTTGGTGGCCGCGCCGACCGGAATCTGCGCCTTGGAGGCCATCAGGTGAACCAGGTCGCCAGGGGCCAGGGCTAGGCCGAGGTTGGCAGTGAGCGTGATCGACACCCCGGCTTGCACCGAAGTCACCACGCCGCGCACACCGGTTCCGGTGGCTAACGAGAACAGCACGACCACATCGTTCGCCGCCACCCCGGTGTAGGGCACGCAGTTCACCACGGCCTGGTTGGAGGCGCTGGTGGCGGTGACGACCGTGGATGTGGTCGGTGCCTTGAAGGTGAGCAATGAAGCCGCCTTGTCTGAGGTGGCATTCACATACTGGACGCGGACGCGGTCGCGGCCACCGGCTGGAATGACGACGTGGCTGAGGGTGGATCCGGCATTGCCGGTTTGGCTGAATGGAAGCATGGCTATGATTGTTAGGTTAGAGGTTGGTTGGGGTTGGCTCACGGTTTGACGATGCGCTTGAGGGCATCGGTCTTGGCGGCCACGAAGCCGTAGAGGCATTCGAGCGTGACGAACACCCGGTTGGCGCGGGTATCGGTGAAGCGCAGGTAGCCGAAGGTCATGCCGGTCTGCGGGTCGGTGACGGCACCTGCCTGCTGGTAATCGGCCACCGGCTGGAGGTAACGCATGGCCACCGCCACCGCACTGGCATGGGCGGCGAAGCCCACGAGCTTTTCCGCATGGTCGGACGGGATGATCGTCGTCTCGTGGAGGTTGAAACCGGCGAGTCGTTTCACCATGCCTTCGGTGACGGCCGGGGCGTTGAGGTTCAGGTTGAAACTCTTGGCCACCACGTCGTCGGCCAACAGGTTGGTGTAGTAACCCGAGTCCAACACCAGCGAGCGCGGATTGGGCGGCATCTTGGCGTTGCCGCAAACTTCCCGGATGCCGAGCACCTTCTTGTAGTCGAAAGAGGTGGCGGCGAGCGCCGGGATGCCGGGCGCGCCATAGGTGGCGGCGGTTACCACCGAGAGGATGTCCACCAGCACGTCTTGCGCGAGTTGTTGGGCTGCGGCTTCAACCAGGGTTTCCAGCGTGTTGAGTGCGGTTTCCGCATTCTCGCGAGCCGTGACATGGACGGTCTTGAACTTGTGGCGGTTGAGCACGACCGG